CGGACGGGATCAGTCCCACAAGGTCACGGCCTCGGTGACTGGGTGCGGCAGATCCGGCAGCACGATCACCACGCCGGCGCGGTAGGGCTGTTCCTCGTCGGCCAACCCCTGATTGGCGCCCAGCACCGCCTCGACGCTGCCATTCAAGTGCCCGTAAAAGTTGTGACAGATGGTATCGAGCAGATCCCCGTCAGACGTTCTGCATGTCGTCGCCATAGCGGACAAACTCCAAGGTAAAGGCCTGTTTGCGCGGAATGCCGCCCGCCATCAGCGAGCTTTGTTCCTCGTCGACGCTCTTGAGGCACCACGTTCCCAGCACGTCGCCATAGCCGGTGGTCAGGGTCAGCGGCTGAAGCTGGGCGCCCAGCGTGCGCAGCGTGTCGAGCTGCTTTAAGCCGCCCTTGAAGCCGGGGAAGATCACCCCCTTGAGCGTGATTTTCTCGTCGCCCATGCCCACGCCCTGCTGCGCCGGCCGCCGCCCCAAGCGCTCTTGCGAGGCCCAACGGAATTCGGTGGAACGGCGCAGCTCGTCAAACGCAGCGGTGTCGAGGTTGAACGTGTACTGCGGCGCCTTCGGGTCCTGCGGCTGAATGATCAGCAAGTGCGGGAACGGCTTCACCGCTTCCGGCGCCGGCGTCTGATCCGTGGCAAACGCACCAGTGGGCACGATGTTGGCCAGCGCCGGGCTGGCCTTGCCGGCGATCTTGTTGATCGCCGTGGCGGCGCGGCCGGCCTGTTCCTTCAGCACCCCCAGTCGCTCGTCGATCTGCGCCACTGCGCGCGTGGCCGTGCCATACATCGACACCACCCGCCCGACTTGCGCCTGGGCGGCATTGATCCCGCGCATGGCGCGCTGAAGCTTGGCCCCGATCGCCGGACCGACAAAGGGCAAGCCCTCCAGCTCGGACGCGGCGCCGGTGATTTCCCCGATCGCGCCGTTAACCGGCGCCATCATGCCGTCAAGGCTGCGCCGGCCCGTCTCCCCGGCCGAGGCCAAGTATTTAATCCCCGACTGCAATTGCCCCAATGCTTCCATAAATCCCCCTGATCACACATGCGGCGCATCGAACAGATTTCGGCTTTCCTGCTGCTTGACCATGTCCCGGAAATACTGATCGAGCTGCGGTTTGATCTGCGCGAACAGTTGATTGCCGTCCTTGACGTCTCCGTTGACCGTCAGCGAGAACGGCGCATTGATCGCCACGTTAGACTCGACCTTTGGCGCCGCCGGCGCACTGGCCGGCGCTGCCTTGGCCAACGGCCCCAGCTTCGCGTCGGCACTGGCTTCGGGCAGCATCATCGAGCGGCCCACATCGCCGGGCTTTGCCGAGTCGCTGGCCACTGGCGCAGCGCCAGGCGCGGCCATCATCAATGGCGTAGCAGGCTTGGCGAAGGACTTGGCGATATCGCCCATCACCGGCGCAATGTCCTTGCCGGCGTTGGCCATCATCAACGGCCCGGCGTCCGGCATTTTCTTCGCCGCGTCATCGGCACCGAACAGCGATTTGCCGACAAAGCCGCCCAGGGAGTCGCCGCCCATGTTGCCCAGCACGCCGCCGATCAAGGCGCCGATCGCCGTACCGATCACAGGCACGACCGAGCCGATCGCGGCACCGGCCGCCGCACCGGCGAGCGTGCCCGCCAAGCCGCCGGCCGCTGCACCGTAGCCCTCGGCTTTCTCGTCCTGAGTTTCGGCGTTCTGATAGGTGTCATAAGCCTTGAAACCAGCGTCAGCCACTGCGAGAACCGCCGTGCCTCTTACCGCTGATCCGATGCCAATGCCACGGCCGACACCGCGACCACCGGCCCTGCCTTTGCCCTTGCCCTTGCCCCCTTTGCCTTTCTTGCCGTCGCCGGCATCCACGTCGGCGCCGTCCAGACCGCCGCCCGCACCACCGGCCGGCAGGTTGGTCACAATCACCTTTTGCGGGATGTTCGGATTACCCATCAGCGAGCCACGGCCGATATTCATCAACCCTTTGGCCACCTTTAGGCCACTCATGGCCGTAGACAGGCCGAGGATGCCAGCGGTGGCCAGCCCGATCGCAGACACCAGTCGCGGCGACTCGTCGGACAGCTTGGCCAGCCCGCGCGCGACAGAGCCGATCCCGTCTACCACAGCATCCGTCACCGGGCGCATGGCGTCGCCGATCGCGCGCATCGAGTCGTCAAGACTCTGCACCATTTCCGACTGCTTTTGCGCCGACGACTGGCGGCGTTCTTCCAGGTTCTTATCGAGAATCCCGGTCGCGCTGGCCGATTCCTTTTTCAGCTTGTCGTAAAGGTCCTTGTTCTGCATGTACGCAGTCAAAGCGCCCTTGACCTGCATGTCTGCGAACAGGTCGCCGGTACGCAACGCCGATTCCAGCGAGGCGATCATGGCCTTGGCTTTCTCGGGGTCCGATTCCTTGCTGATTGCGGCCGTCGCCTTGGCCATTTCGGCGGCCTTCTTGGGGTCGGTCGCCTCAATGTATTTTTGGGCCAGCGCAAAGCTGGATTCCAAGGTGGACTTGCCATTTTGCAGGCCGGTATTCATCGAGCCTTGATAATCAATGCCGGCCTTCTTGTAAGCCGCCACGGTATCGTTGGAACCGATTTTCTCCATCCAGTTTTTGAGGTTGTTCGCCGCCTCGTCGGAACCGCCGGCCGTCTTCATCTGCACCTGAAGCATCGAACCCAGTTGCGTCACCGAGTCCATGCCGGTAATGCCCAGCTTGCCCATACCCGCGAGCAGTTCAGGGAACCAGCGCGCCATGTCCGCCGCTTCAAAGCTGCCCGCCTGCCCTTGATAGGCGATCGCCTCAAGCGCCTTTTGCATCATTTCGGGGTCGGTGATCTTGGCGTTTTGTCCCAGGGCATTGATCATCCGGGCGGTTTCCGTGCCGTCCGAACCCTGCCCCACAGCGAACTTGGCCGCCGTCGGTGCGTAGGCCAGCGCCTTGTCCAGCTCCATGCCGGCACCCACCAGGGCGTTGACCACCTCGGCCACCTGATTGCGCGCCATGCCGGTATCGCGCGAGGTGTCGATCACGGTCTTGGACAGCGTCGCCTCTTCGGGCGTGTTGGCAATGTTGGACTTGATCGCAATGTCACGAATGATCGCGCCGTAGTCCGCGCTGATCTTCGTCGGGACCGCCATCAGCGCCGTGGCGGCCGTCGCCCGCCCGATACTGCTGCGCATCTGCTGCTTGCCTTCGTCAAGCTGCATGTGCCCTTTGGCCTTCAGCTCGGCACCCTGCGCAATCTTGCCCATTTGGCTGTAGGCCTTGCCGAGGTTGCGAACCTCAACGCCCTGCTTTTTCAGCGCGGCCAAGTTGGCTTCCAGCTTCTTGCGCAGATCCTCGGCGCCCTTCTCGCCGGCCATGTGCGCCTTCCGAAACTCGGCTTGCAGGCGCATGGTTTCGCCAATGGTCTTTTCGAGGACCCGGGCCTTTTTACCGGTTTCTTCCAGCTTCTTGATACGGCCGGTGGCGTCCTTGAACGCCGCTCCCAGCGTCGAACTGACAGCCCCGCCAATCACCAGACCGAGCGCTAGTTTCTTGCTCATGTGCGTGCCCTATATTCACCGAGTTAAAAGCGGCTCAATCCCTGAGCCACCACAGCATCCGGTCAAAGGGCATGGCCTCAATCTCGGCAGCAGAGAAACCCGTCTCTCTCGCCAAGGCCTTGGCCGCTACCCGTTGCGTCTCGGCGTTAAAGTTCATCCTCTTCGACCAGGCGAAAATAGCCGGCCTGCAAGCGGTTGTAGTTACGCAGGCTCAGGGCGGCAATCTCCTGCTCTGTCGCCTGCAACAGGCTGCACAGAACGTTGATTTCGATCTGCTCGTAATCGCCCTTAGCCGTCGCAGTGGCGGCCCGTTGATCGCGAACTGTCGGCGCACGCATGGTCAACTTGTCGACCTTGATGCCGCCAATGTGGGCAAAACCTTTCAGGTTGATCACCACGCTGTCGTCACTGACCGCCAGCCAGGACGGATCTTTCTTTTCTGCGTTTTCTTGAGTCATTTTCTATTTCCTTACAGGCCGAGGGCCGAGCGTTCAGCGGCCAACTGGTCTACACCATTGACAACCATGGTCATTGCGAGCGGGTCGATCTCGTACATCAGGCGACCGTCAATTTCGAGCTTGTAATACGTGAGCTTTACGGCGTGCTTGATTTCGCCCACGGTCGCCGGTTTCCAGTCGCCCATGTCCACCTCTTTCACGCCGCCGCGCATGGTGACGATTACCGGCGTAATGCGGCCTTTCAGATCCGCGAAGGCGCCACGAAACGTCAGGCTCGTGGCCGTCTGGTCAGCCAGACCAAAGAACTTCAGCGCCTCGCGGCGCACACCGTTGGTGGTAAAGGCCGATTCGATCTTTTCCATGCCCACGGCAAACTCGATCGGGGCGAACATACCGCCGCCCTGATAGTCCTCGGTTTTGAGGGTCAGTTTCGGCAGCGTCAGGGTGGGCACGTCGCCGGAGAAGCTGACGCCGTCCACAAACAGGTTCATGTTTTTCAGAACTTGAGGAATCATTGGTAAGCCCCCTTAGGCTGCTTCAAGCACTTCAGTCATCCACTGATCGGTGACTTCGAAAAGGAAATTCGGGTTTTCTGCCGGCGGCACGTCGGTGAAACGGATGCGCCAATACACCTTGCCTTGGGCGATCTGGCTGGCCGTGTTCAGTTCGGTGTCGGGGAACACTTCAAAGTTGATGATCGCGCCCTGGGCTTTGAGGTCGGCCATGAACGCATTGAGACCGTTGGTGACATCGGTCACGTAGGTCTTGGTGATCGAGCGGTCGACAGCCCACTTGTGCCCGGCCTGCACCGCGTCCATGAGAATGAACAGCGTGCGAACGCGGGTAACGAACGCCCACTTCGGGTCGCTCGACAGCGTGCGGTTGCCCCACAGGCGGTAACCGTCGTCGCGAATGATCGTGGTGATATTGGCGTTATTGAGCAGGTTGGCCCGGCAAGTCTCGTCGCCGTCCAGGTACTCGACCGCGCGACCGGTTCCGGTGATGCCGGTCAACTCCTTGTTCGATGGCGAAGCCCAGAAGCCGTATTCAGCATCCGTCCACGCGAACAGCCCCGCCGCCCAAGCCGAACCGGGCGCGTCGACGGTCTTGCTGGTGACGGTGTCCCAATACTTGACGCCCGGGTCGACCATAAACAGGTTGCGACTGCCGAAGTTATCGGCGTAGGCCATGGCGGCCTCGTCGGTCGTGCCAGGGCCGTCGATGATGCCGATGGCGCGCAGCTTCTGCGCCACGCTATCGAGCGCCGTGGCCACCGCCTGAGTCGCGGTATGACCCGGCGCGATCAACAGTCGCGGCTGCGCATTGAACAGGCTTTTACCGTCGAGCAGCGCCTGTAACCCGGTGCGCTGGCCCGAGGCCAAAACGCCGCCGATGATCGCCGAGGTTTGCAGCGCCGCGTCTTCCAGCTTGGCCACGCCGATGGCAACGATCACGGCTTTAGCCTTGGCGTAGATAGCCTGACAGGCCTTGGTGATCGCCGAGTCAGGGCCGAAAGCCGCGATGGCTTCGCGCTCGGTGGTGATCAGTTTCAGCTCGCCCGCCTTGGCCGTGCCACCGCCCAGAACGCCAGGGGTGAAGGTGTCGCACAGACCAATGATCGAGGACGACGGCAGCGAGATGGTGCGCGCGCCAGTGTCGACCGACGTGGTCGTGACGCCGTGAAAGAAAGTCAAAAGGCTCGTTCTCCAGAAACGAAAAAGCCCCGCATGTGCGAGGCTGTGAGGGTGTTCGTGTTACGCGTAACGGAAAAGAAAACGCCCCGTCAGTGCGGGGCGTCTATTGCAGCTCTGCCGGATCAGGCGGCAAGGAATCCGGCCAACCTTGCGACAGCATTTCGTCGTGATACTCGCCGGCCTCGATCGCGCGCAACAGCGCAAACTCGCGGTCAAAGCAGGCTTGAACGTGCGCCCGCACGGCCTTGGCAATCGTGATGATTTGCGCCGCGCCGATTTCGACAAAACCGTCTGCTGTCTTGAAGTTGCAGCGGTAGTCAGGATCGAGGACGGCGGACAATCCCGTACTGGCGATCAGCGCCTGGCTGTCGCGAGTTGTCTCGATGGCCAGCCCCTCGACCACGACGCCCGTACCCTCTCGGCGGAAGCGTTCGGCGGCAACCACTTCGGCGAGCGGCAGGGGGGCGACCGCCAAACCCGGCGCCGAGAACTGCCAAGCGCCGTCGACCTCTACCGCCTTCCAACCCGCCGCCGGCATCGGCTCGATGCCGTCAACACACACCCACACCATGGAAGGGTGATACAGCGCCGTGATATCGCCGTCAGTCTCGATCAGCTCAAACACCTGCTCGCCGTAGACCCGCGCATAAATACTCATGCCCACTCCTCAACATCGACCCAACCATCAGCACCGTGACCGCCGCGCAAATGCGCAGGGTATGAAGGAAGCGCAACGGCACCGCCGCCACCCGACCCCGGGTTGACCGCATCAGCACCCTGCGAACTGGTTGAGATTGAATTACCCCCCGGCCCCATTTCACTCGGGCCGCCCTCGCCAGATACGACAAAGTCAGTTTTTGGCCCAATGACGCCACCACCACCCTTGCCCTGCCCATTTTTCACAGTCGCGCCGACCGCCGGTTGTGAATTCGGGGTCTGGCCGAGGTACAGCGGCGGCGCCACGTTCGCCGACAACCCACCACCGATACCGCCCGGCGCGGTGACATGTGATCCGAACGAAGTGGCCCCGCCGTTGTTACCCGGACCAACCAGCACACCGGTGCCGCCCTTGCCGATCGTGACCATCACACCGTCGAAACCGCTGGTGATCCACGTATCAAATGGCGCCCCCGCACCGCCGCCGCAGCCGGCGGAAA